AATACCACCATTTTCAGTTGGTGAAGAACCAGCGTAGTTACTGTTCAAAACAATAATGTTATCAGCAATGTTTACCGTTTCGGTATTAACGGTTGTTGTAGTTCCTGATACTGTTAAATTACCACTAACGACAAGATTTTCGGTGACATTCAATTGTCCTCCGATTGTTACATCGTCTGGCAAACCAACTGTGACTGTGCCATTAGAGCGAGATACCGTTGTTTCATTTGCGGTAGCAGAGATAGCAAGAACTGCACCAGTAGCGGCATCTTTGAGTGAGACTGCACCAGAGGAAACATCAAAGTCTCCACTATCAAACGATGCAACACCTCTTACAGAAGTTGTTGCTGGGTCGATTACATCATCAAATGTAGAACCATCGGCAGTAGAAATACGAATGTTATTATTGGCTGAACTATAGGTTAGTCCAGTTACGACATCAACGGTTGTTTCGCTAATACCAGTAACCTGTCCTCTATCATTTACATTGATGATAGGAATCTGTGAAGCAGAACCAAAGTTACCACCGCTTGTCATTGTGTTAGCAATCATCGTAGTTGTGATTGTCTTAGCAGTGATAGTATTGTTTGCGTGTAGTTTAGCGTTTGCACCGATTACTGTAGTACCATCGTTAGATAGTTTACCTGAGATGTCTGTATTACCAGATACAGTCAAATTCTTTGAAACTACAGCACTTTGTGTTACTGAAAGTTTTTTACCAACTGTTGTGTTAGCAGTTGATACAACATTTAGTCCAGTAAGTTTAGATGAATAATCACCAACCACACCATAAACATGAGACCATCTTAGTCCTGATGCACCTAGTGAATATGCATCTGATGAGTTTGGTGATAGTCCAGTGTTTGCTCTACCAATAAACTGAATTGTTTTACTGGTAGCACCACCAAGAATGGTATTACCAGTGACATTAATATTTGTAAATGTTCCAGAGTCAGCACTAAGAGCAACACCAGAAGGAACAGTGAATGAACCTTGAACAGTAAGTCCACCTTGAATATTTGTATTACCTACAACCTCTAGATTCTCGCCAACATAAACTGACGCATTTGCAGTTAGAGCATAGCCAGATTGAGGTAGTGTTAAAACGCCCCCACTTGTTTTTCCAACAGCGACAGGACCGCCAAACAATGCTCTACCAGAGGTAGACTGATTAGCGAATGTTCCTTTAATTGTAATGGTGTCTGCTGTCGCATTACCAAGTGTCATATTACCATTAGCAGTAAATGTTCCACTTACACCAAGTGTGTTGAATACACCAGCACCACCATTTGTATTATCAGCCCAGACTGTTCCCCACTTACGAGTAGTCGAACCTAAATTACCAGCGGCGTCTGTCTTTGGAATAAGTGATGTGGATACACCTTGTGATGCACCAGTAGCAACTGATAATTCATCAATGTTTGCTACACCATCAATGTAGAGGTTGCGGAACTCTCTATTTGAAGCACCCAAATCTACTGCATCGTCACTAATTGGAAGTATATTACCATCAGTAGTAAAGCCAGTTGCAGTTACATTTGCAACAGCAAAGACTGAACCATCAGCACGAACAGCAAATTGCTCTGTGTTAGATGAGTTAGTAATTCTGAAAGTAGCATTTGCAGTATCGGCAGACAATTGCAAAACAACATCTGCTTTATCAGTTAGAGATGTGTTTGCACCCATAAAGAGGTATGCAGTCTGACCACCACCAGCCGCCAAAACCAATGCTGGTGAATCACCATTATCACTAAATGTAGTATTAGCGCCTGACAAGATGATATTAGAAGAATTAGAAGATAAATCAGTAATATCACGCAATGTTATTGATTTATATTCTGGATTATCACTAATACCAGATGTTCTAATAAACTGGCCTGGTGTGCCACCACCAATAATTAGTCGAGTAATATTACCAAGATTGATTCTATCTGTTCCGGCTGTTGAGAAGTCAACATTTCCTTGGAATACCGCATTAGCCGCAAAGGTAGTTGTTGTTCCATTGAATGTTGTATTCGATGCAATCGTTAATGCACCACCAGTTCCACTAGTAGTATTACCACCCTTTAGTGTAGATGTTCTTAGTTCATTTGCGCTGAAAGTACCTGATACATGACCATTACCCTTTGCGGCTCCACCTCTATTTGCTGAGCCTGCTCTGCTTACAGTAACAACATTGTTACTAAGAACAGTAGCCGCTAGATTCGTATTAAGCCGCCATGTATTAAAACTATCAGTTAAATTTGTATTTGATACTGTAACAGTCATTTGCTACCTTCTTTATTAACCATTTGGTAAAGCAGAGATTTTATCTCCGACATCTCTTTTTTTAGTTCAGAGATTTCGTCATCTCTTTGTCTGTCTATATTTCTCTTCATTCTGTATTTTTGAAGAGCATCCAAATCTGTATTCAATACTGCATTACTGTCTTTATCTCTTACCAGATTTGGATTATCTTCTATCTTCACATAATCTCTATTCATATTTATCTCTGCAATGCGATGGCTCTCATATCTCTTACGAGAGGAACGATATTTGTTCCTGCCGCAGTCATTACAATTTTAATTGCATATGTCTTGTATGTATGGTATATAGCACCATCTTGTGACATATAAGATACGACATTGTTATTACCAGTATTTAGTTTCGCATGAGAGTTAGCAGACGCAACGGCAAGGAAATTATCGCCATCTGTGTTTGCGCTAAATGTAAACTCATACTCTTTGAAATCAGTTCCATCAAAGCCCTCTGAGAAAGTATTACTTGCAGTAACCTGTCTTAGTGGTGTCCAATCCTTTTTGCTGAAGTCTTCTGGGTCTTCATCATTGAGAATTTTTGCATAGACATCAATGTCTGTTGTTTGAGGTTTATATGCAGAGACAAAGACAACCATATCTTCAGCATCTTGTCCGTCTGCAAGTTCAATCTTCTTACTTGTGTAACGAACCTTTGCATTACCAGCATTCTTGTGTTCATCTGTCACATCATTATTGATGATGTTTGCTAAGATAATTGAATTTGTTCTACTCAAGTCAACAACAGGTGATAGTGAATCTGAGGTTGAGTTTAATGTTCCCTTTAGAACAAGTGACTTCTTAGAACCAGCAACAGCAGTCAATCCACTTTCATTGGTTTTAGAGTAAATTCTCTTTTCACCATCTGTGAGTAGATTTTCTTGACTTAGATTCACATCCTTAAATGTGCTTCCAATTACACCAGAAGTTGAAGTTGTTCTTGCTTGCCATGAAGTTGTTGTTTTAGCATATGCTAATTCTGGAACTTTAGGAACAATAATATTCATCTTGATATTATCAACTGATGTAACTCTTGCAACTGCGCCAGAGGTTTGACCTCTTACCCAACCATTTGCAAATCCACCAGATGAATTTTCAAGGTGTAGATGATTATTTGCTGGATGCACAAAGTAAACCTTTGAAGCAGTTCCACTGAGCGTATTAGCCGCAAATGTTGATACTTGAGCCGCACCACTAGTGAAGTTACTACCATAGATATTTACAGTGCCGTTTGATGAAGCAAGAGATGTGAAACCAGCAGTGTTTAGCGGGTCAACCTTAACAACAACTGTGCCATTTGCATTTTCTGTAATCACAGAGCGAATGGTTGCGTTAGCCGCTGAACCAGAGACACTTGCGTTTGCAATCACATCACCAACTTGTAGATAGTTACCAGCCGTATTACCTGTTACTCCATGTAGTGTAATGATTGATTCGGCGACAACATTTTCACCAATTCTAAAGTTACCACTAAAGTTATCAGCAGATAGATATTCCAAATCTTTATTTTCAAGATATAGAGTACCAGTTACACTTGTATCAAATACTGCTCTATAGATTTCAAACTTCAAATCTTCTGCTTGGATAGCACTCCAAGTATTGTCGTTAGAAGATGTGAACAGAACACCAGTGTAAGGTTGCTTAGATACTAAAGTATTGGATATTTGGTCAGTTCCACCCAATTCAGATACCCACATTGTATAATCATCAGAGTTACCGCCTGGAATTGCTACAAGAGCAAAATCCTTTTGGTTCTCTAAGAATACAGGAGATGCAAAGGTAAATGTTGTAGCAGTAGAACCATCACTGGACACACTTATCTCACTAGGCTGTAGCGTCTTCTGTCCATTTGGAACAATGATGTCAGTTGGGAAACCATTGTCCACTTCACGGATTTGAAGTGTCATTGGGTATGTGCTAGACTTTTCTTTGAAGTATAGATTAATCTTTGTTACATAAACACCAGTCGTGCTACCAGAGATGTTTACAGAGAATGTCTGTGCGATTGGGTCTTGCCAACCATTGTCTCTGTCAAGCACCGTCCACTGTTGCTTTTGAATAACATTAACATCCTTAGAAATCTGAGGAATCTTCATGTTTACAGATGCACCTCTTTGAACAATATCCAAAGGTGTGCTTGTGAACGAACCAATAGCGGTGGTCGTTGCTACATCTGCTTCAACAATAGGGTCGTTAATATCTTGCAACTTGAATTGCTTTGTACCAGTTCTAAACTTCAAAGTGTCATCATTTGGAATACGGAAGACACCATAAACCGTACCAGTTGAATCTGTTACAAGGTTTGCACCCTCTGTTCCAGTTTTACCAAAGGTAGAGTTTGCTGGAGTTACATAGTCAAATACCTTCTCATCATCAAAGTATGCATACACTCTAGTATTAGGACGCATACGAACACCAGTGAAGTTAATCTCCCTTGAACGCATATATTCTTTAATAGAAACATCCTGTACAAAGTTACCAAATGAAATGGTTTCATCAACGGTGCTTACATTTGTTTCAATAACGGTTTGCTCAATATCACGAACAATTCGTCCACCTTCTCTACGCTCACCGCTTACAACTTGCCATGTGCCGTAGTCTAGTCCATTGGTGATACCAGTTGCTTCAATAAGTTCTTCAAGCGTTTCATTCAAACCATCAAAGTCAATCTGTACATCAGGTAGAGTTGTAATGTCAGGTGTATTATCTGCTTCAGGGTCAAGTAATACCTGTCCTCTCCAGTTGAAGAGAAGTTCTTGCACTGGATTACGAACCTTAGTTGCATAAGGCTGGTCAACCATTGCAGTTTCAGTGTAAGGAAGAGTTACCAAATCACCAGTCACTTGAACATTCGTTGAGGTGAAAGTTTCATCTTTACCAAGACTAATATCTCTTCTGAGGAAGGTAGGTCTTAGTTGCTTTCTAGTCTTATCAATAGCGGCCTTGTAATATGGATTTTTAACATCTGCTAGATTGTGTCCATCAAAGTTATCCACAAAGAAACCGTTCTTGAATCTTTCACTACCAGCATCACTAAACAATTGCTTGTTCTTAGCCGCATTTTCTAGTGAATTAAGAGTTGAATAATATTCAAGAGTCTTAACTCTTTGCTCAACACCTCTCAAATCTTTCATAGTATATCTACGATTATTATCCAAGTCAAGTTTCACTTGATAATCTGGACGCTTGTACTGCTTTGCCACATAAGGTGATAGAGATGGATATACAGGAACATCTACGACACCAAGCGACATAGTGCCGCCTGGAGCGCCTGGGGTCTTAGGGTCTCTAGAAGGTGTTCCTTTAATCACACTGAATGTGCCTCTTTGAGAGACAACAATTCTATCCTTACGAGGCAAATAGAATTGAACATCCGCTTGGAAATTCTCATCAGGAGTAGGTGTATAAATGCTAAAGTTTACATCATACAAGAAATCTGTGTTAGCGGCAGGATTGGTAGGTGCGGCGGCCGCTGTTCCAGTTGTAGAAGGAGTGTATGAATTTTTCTTAATAGGACGGAAATCAACACTATCTCTTAAATCGTATGTTCTACCAGAGGTAGGCGAAACAAAGATAGGAATTTCTTGTGTCGTAATTGATGTTGCGGCGCCTGGATTATCATCGTCAATAATGTCTGCATAAGAATCTACATTGAGGAAACCATATCCAGTTGATGTGTCTCTTCCAAAATAATCCAACTTAACTAGAAGTCCATCACTGGCGGCCAAGGTTAGATTACTGTCCTCTTTCTTCACAAGATATGATGTATCATAGAATGCATCTTTCATACCTGTATCAAGTTCAAAGTGTGAGGTTACATCAGTGCCAGCAGTAGTTACACCAGTATTAGAACCCTTGTAAACAGCAGAAATATTGAATACATCAGACACACCAAGAGGCCATGGTCCTAGTCTGTTTGCTGGATTGCTACCAAGATTCAAGTGAACATATCTATTCTTAAATACGGTCTTCTTAGCAGGGTCAGCATCAGTTCTATTAACATTATAATAAACTTCTGCATTGAATGTGCTATTGAGTGTATGAATACCCAAATCAACCGTAGCAGTTGGTGTAGGTGAACTTACAGTTGAGATTGAGCCGTTCGTTGATAAATCCCAAATTTTACCAGCGGGCAACTCTGTGCTATAGTTCATGGATGCGCCAGAACGAGTTACTGAAATAGTATTAGCAGTAGAGAGTGATGTCGCTCCACCAATAGCGGTAATACGCTCAATGTAAGTATTAGCACTGTCTTCGATACGAATTAAGTCACCAACCTTGAATGTGGTGTTGAATGCTGTGCCAGAACCAGTAATTGTATTACCACTAATTGTCGTAATATTACCAGTATGATATGCGGTGCGTGTTCCAGTCTTAGAGACAATGATATAGTTTCTTTCATCTGCATTTGAAATAGGTGAACCAGTATCGTTGAGTGTCTCAGTTCCACCAGTAGCGGTATTACCAACACCAAACTGGGCTGTTCCATCAGTAGCAAAAGTTACAGAACTAAGTCTTTTACGAACAACCCACTGAGTGTCTCTCGTTCCATTCTCATCTGTAAATTGTTTTGCGCCCTTTGAACCAAGTCCAAATACAAGTCCTCTAAGATTACCCTCTTGAATTTTAGCATTACCGCTTGCATTCAAAATGATATCAGCAAAACTGTCTGTGCCAGATGTGTTGTTAATATATAAACTACGAGCATCAGCGAATGACTTACCAGAGTTCATTTGAACATCAAAAATGTAAATACGATACTGTGCATTGTATGTGCCAGATGTTCCACTATCCCATTGGAATGCTCTTACTTTTGCAGTTCCAATCTCACTACCTTGTGCGGCCGCAGTTCCAAAATTCTTTCTAGAAATTGTTTGTTGTGCGGCATCTCTAATAGAAACTGTCTTGTGGTTTGCAAAATCCCAAGTTCCAGCAACCTCTTTACAGAGAACATAGTTACCGTATGCTTGTCCAATAGTTATAGCATTTTCTGTAAGAGTTGTGGTTGCTTTATCCATATTCAGATATTTTGAACCAGCCAACTCAACCTGATAACCGTTTACATAACCTTTACCTTTCTCAATCTCTGCAACAAGAAGTGAGTTGTTTCCACTCTCTGCTACAGTGTAACGCCCAAGACTATTTGTCTTCTTTAGGTGTTCACGGATACGAATACCAAATGGGTCAACCACATAGTCACCATTTGTATCATAGATTCTCTCTGCAATATAATTACCCAACTCATTATAGATTGTCTTTGTATTTCTCTGTTCTACAGAACCATCTTTAATCTTTGCGATTTGGAAGAAGTTTACAGTGTTTGCAAAACCATAATTATATGATGTGAGAGTAGGAACTAGTTTTAGTCTCGATGCGCCTGGCGCAGATGCATTGGTAGAACCTGTTGCATTATCAAGAAGAGAACTGTCTTGATTTGAATCAATGGTGCTTTCAACAGTTCTAAATCCAAGAACCACACTAGGTGTCGTTGTATATTTTCCAATGATAGCAGATTGTCTTGCTGTGCGGATGAAGTGTCCTTTATGATACACAATACCATCAGTCGTGCTTGCTTTCAATCCAAGTCCAGTTGAACTTGTTTGAATAGAATTAGCGGCTACGACAAAAGCATTATTACCAGCATGACGGAATACAATAGGACTATCATCAGCAAAAACTTTAGTTGTGTTATTTGCGCCAGAGTTTGTATAGAATAGATGTGCAGTAAGATAATTAGGTGCGGCGGCTTCCGAACCTTCAGTGATGTTTACAAGTTTAGCAGTCATACCAGTAGATGCTTGAACTGCAACAAGGTTCATAAGAGAACCGCCAGAGTTAAAGTCGGAAACCAAAACGACTCTATTGTTAGCATCTTTATCTCTTAGTTTTACAAAGTCAACATTATCTGTGGTTAGACCAACACCAGTTACAACTGTTCCATCCACAAAAATATGGTCGCCAAATCTTTCGACTTGCTTTTGAAGAATAGTCTGAAGTTGAGTTAATTCTCTTGCTTGTACAGCAAAGCCTGGACGAAAGAGAATGCGATGAAAGTCTTTATTCTCATTGTAGTCGTCAAAAAACGGACTTTGGTTTAGATTGGTTTCAATTGTCATTTATCTTACCTTTAGAAATCCAGAATGATTTTAATGTCTTCTGTCTGGTCAACATCCCTTGTTACTTTTTCAATATTCTCTGTATAAAGGATTTCGCCAGAATATGTATTTGCTTCGGGTCCCTTAATACTTGAGATAGTTGCAATCTTTGTTGCAAAACCTCGTTTAATAAGTTCGTCATCATTAGTAAAAGGAACACGATTACTATAACTCTGTACATTATTTAGGTAAATATTATAGAAGGATGTGTCTGCTTCTGTCTCTGCTCTTTTAGTGAAAACGACATCTGCATTTGCACCTAGAACTGCATTGTTTGCCGCTTGAACTGCTCTTTTATTTGGATTGAGTTCAGTTATAAATTCTAGTTCACCATTTTCTGCAAGAAGCCTTATCCTTTCATTTGATAATACATCACCAGCAACAATTTCATTAACTGGTGTGTCTCCACTCATTTGTGTATACGAAACCAATGCTCTTGTTGTAAGTCTTAGTGTATTAGGACTATTTGATGTATTTGCAATACGCTCTACACTAACAAAATTATTATTTGCATCACACTTCAGAATAGGGTCTTTCAAAATGCTAATAGAACGGAAATCTGTATTTGCTGGAATAAATCCATTACCGTTTGCAGACACTCCCTCAGAACCATCAAATTGAACATTTAGAAGAATTTTATCTCCACCAAGTTCACGAATACAATCCTTACCATGTCCACCGACAGGAGAAATGATAACATTAGCAGTTGCTCCACCACCATGAATAGCATTGGCACTAATAGCCGCATATGCTTCTGTATAGTCTTGCCCTGGCGATATAACATTTACATTTGCAATTGTTCCTTGTGTATCAACCACTGTATAAGCAAGCGCACCTCTACCATCTCCACGAATTACAATTGATGGTGACACAATAACTCTAGAATCTGTATTAGCAATTGTAGTAAAAGCAGAATTTACAGTGAATGTTTTTGTAGCACCGACATAGTTAATAATTCTACGGAGTTGTCCAGCACCAGTTCCACTATTAATGTAGATGCTTGAACCATTGTAAAAATTGTCAATTGACGATGGAGGATTATCAGCCGCCGCTGATAACTTAATTGTAGTTGTTGAAGCCGTTTCTACAACGCCATTTGCAATTTTATGATATCCAGAGCCAGGAGAAAATGTTTCGATAATATCAATAGAACCATTTACTGCCGCATTTTGAACAGCAACTTGTCTATCACCCTCTACAGAACCATCTGTTGCTCCAATAGTTTTAACAGGCATATGAGCCGCAGTTAGATACTTGTCTGCTTCACCCAAAGAAATAGTATACAAGTATTTCCAAGTGTAACCATCAGTTAGTGTAAAAGGAAGAGTAGATAAGTCGGTTGGTTTAATTGTAGATGTTCCACCCTTATTATTATATAAACACTTGTATACATTGTTCTCATCAGTCATCACATAGAATGGACGAGAATATAGATTAGTGTCTCTATCACGATACATAGCATACACTGTTCCTGCCGTCCAATTGTATCTAGGAACAACATGACTTACATTGCCTGGCTGTATTCTCTTTGCGCCAATAGCGTGTCTCCAAATATCTCTTTGCTTATCATAATCTGTTTCAACAGGAGTATCTGGAGTTGGTTCGTTTGTCCAAGTTTCAATCTTCCCAAGCAAAGCATAGAGAATATTTGACGCTTTTGTATTTCTTCCGTCTTCATGTGTCAAAGACTCAACAAAAGCCTTTGCATTGAGTACACTTAATTCTTTACTAGTATAGGCCGGCATTATGCTATATTTCCTGTATAATAATAAGCGTTAGCACCAGACACATCAGTTAATGTCCAGTTAGCGACAAGGTTAGCGGTGGTTGCACTATTTACTTTATTTAGTGTAACACTCTTGTAGACTTTATCAGCAGTTTCAATCACAATCGTATCACCATTTGCAAACTCTGAAGTTAGTGTGGTTGAAGAACCAACGATATTAAACGCATTTGCATAGTAGACATTTGCACCGCTTATTGTACCAAATGTCCAAGTCTCACCAATGTTTGCTGATGTTGCACTTGTAACAGTATTTAGTCTTACTTCAAAGAACTTATTGTGTGAAGACTCAATCAAAATGGAACTATTATTAGAAAATTCAGTTGAAAGGGCTGTGGAAGTTCCAACCAAATTTGCAGTGTTGTTTGTGATAGCAATAGTTCCAGAGGCGGCAGGCTTACTGATGGAAATTGTGCCATTTGAGGTTGCTCTCTTTTTGTTTATTGAAGAAGTTACGACATCAACATCAACATTACTTGAAGTCTTAAACTTACCAAAAATTGCTTGACCTGCTGGATGCACAAGTCTTAGAGCAATATCCCTATATCTCTGCAAAGCAAGAGGCGCTTCAATCTGATAAGAAAACTCTTGATAGAAACGACTATCTTGTATAAAACCTCTCTTTGAAGAGACATGACTTCTTGTAGAAGCATAATAACCTTCAGCATTCGCAACACCATCTAAATTTAGATTAACTCTAGCAGATGATGAATCTACTCTAGTGGTAGCGGCGACAGTCACAGTTTCTCCATCTTTATACGAGAAACCAGAGTCAACTAATCTCAATCCTGTGATTGTACCGTTAGCACCTACCGTAGATGTAATGTTTGCATTTTTACCCAATACACCTTCATCTTGAATGCTTACAATTTTAGCGTTGCCTGGATTTTTAACCGGCGCACTTGTTAAAGTGTCTTGTGCCGCTGAAGTATAGAAATATACATCAACAAATTGATTATTTGAGAATGTAATATTGCCAGGGTCACGCTGTAATTCGTCTTGCCACACACGAACAATAGTTTGATATGTTCCGTTAGCAAATCTTACTCTTGATTGTGTTCTTTCTTTGACATCACCAATCGCACCAGTATTTGATTGTCCAATTCTATCGTTAGTATCAATCTCTGTTATAGAATTGTTACCAGTTCCAAAGTTTCCATCCTCAAACTGAAGAGTTAGATATTGCTCACCGATACCTAATGCAGAAACATTTGTGTCAGTAACACGAATAGTAGGAGCGATACTGAAACCAGAACCACCAATACGATTTGATAACTGTTGAATAGTTCCTACTGCGGCAGAAGTGAACAGCAACGAATCTTGGAGTTTCGTATAGATATTTTCAATCTTTGTATTAGAAGTTGTTGATACGACATTACCAACCGTAGTATTAGCACCAACAAGACGCAATCCTTCATTTTCAATAAATGCTCTCATAGGTCCAGCATCAAACTGGTTTGAGAGATTAGCAGATGTGTTTGCTGTCACTTGAACTGTTATTAAGTCTCTATCGTCAGCACCACCCACACCTCTAGTATAACCATTCGCTTGTGTGCTAATTACTTTTTTGACTACACCAAAAGCACCAGATGTTCTACCAACTAACTCATTGCCAGCAATGACAACTTGTCCAGCAGTATTACCAAACTGAAGTACATGATAACCAATCGTGTTAGCCGCAAATTGAGACACAGTTCCTACTGTTGTTCCGCCTGCGGTTGCTTTATTTACCTTTTCTCCACCAGCAAAGTTTTTGAATGTGTCCAAAGCAATAACAACATTAGCACTATTATATGCTCTTCTGATTGCTTGCACAGTTCCGTTTGCACCTGATGTAACCCCATAGAGACTATCCCCAACAATCACGCCCGGGTCAGATGTATTAGCAAGAACAATAACAGCATTTGCATTTGTTCTAAAGTTACGACCTGCTACAAGAGTTTCTCCTGATTCTGGAAATCCGAAATCTGGTGATGATAGTGGAGTATTTGCATACTTATCCATTCTACCAAGTCCAGAAACAATTGGAGCAAGAACACCAAAGCGATTATTACTGCTTACAAGATTTGTGTTGAGGGAAATTGCAAAGTTGTCATTCAAGTCACCTCTAAAGATTTGGAAACTTGCTGGAGTTGAACCATCGCCCCCAATAAACTCAATTTTAGTTGTATCATTAACACTTGATGTATAACCAGAACCACCATCAACTAGATTAAATGTTAATGCACCCCCCAAGTCAACAGTCTGCGTGACAACAACTTTCGCAAACTTACCTTTATCTGCTGATATAAGTTCAACGACATCGCCAGGCTCATACTTAGCACCAGCACTGGTAATTGTAAAACTTCTAATTCCAGCCTCTACAATTGGTGTATGTGGAGTGGTGCCACCATCAAACTTTACTTTAATTGGTTCTAAGTGTTGGAATGTTCCTTTGATATTTGAAAGATATATCTGGTCAATAACTCTTTCACGAATTGTTCTTTTTACAATATTTTCAACCAGTGCTTCAGCACCAGAATCCTGTCCAACGATAGTTCTACCAATAAACAATCTTCCATTATTTTCATCATGAGTGGTGACAAGATATCTTTCAATTCTAAAATCACCGTCAGAAACTTTGAGCAACTGGTCGGCAGGATAATTAATCTCTACATCTTCATTATAAAGAATGCGAAATAAAAGTTTGTAAGATTCAAATGTACCCTTTGACTGATAGAAATCTTTAATTCTCTTTGCAAGCAATCTCTTATTTGCAAGAGCATAATCTGGTATTTCTGCAAGAAGTGTTCTACGAAAGTATTCTAGATATTCATTGGTTGTTAAGTCAAT